AGCACAGCTCTTCCTCCTCGGAGCAGTAATCCTTCATGGCGGAAATGCTGAAGGGGTGGGTGCCCTCGGTGGTCAGATTCAGACTGAAGTTGTTGTCCAGCTTACCCTTGGAAATCACAATAGTGATAGCAGCGGTCACACCACACACATCTTCAGCCAGGATCTTGGCAATATACTTGGCATTCTTGTTGAAGGTTTCAGAGCTGTCGGTCACACGAACGGCCTCGTCCGTCTCGTACTGATACAGCACGCCAATACGACTTCCGGTATAGGTATCAGGCAGCGTGATAACATTTCCGGTAATCTTGGCGTTTTCATCAGCAGTACCGACTTCAATGGGATCGCCCAGAGACTTGTCCTTGTTGATCGCGTACACCACACTGGGGGTAGTCGTCGGGGTATAAGCCATGGTAGCTTTCTTTTCACCACTGTCCTCCACAATCGTGATGATCTCGAAATCCTCACCCTTGATCTTCTTGTCGGCGGTCGCCACCTGAACCTCAGTACCCAGCTGAGAAGCCATCAGGCCAAGCTCCAGCTTAGAACTTTCGCCGGACAGAGTGAAACCCTTGGCGGTATCAAAACGTGAGATTAGAATACCACGCTCGTCGGTCTTATCCACAGATTCGCCAGTGAACTCAGCCTGGGGGCTTTCGATGTTTCTGAGCACCCAATTCACCATACCAGACTCCAGATCTACCTCGGTTAGACGGAGAAATCTGTTGATAACAGCACTCTTAATGTCAAAATTAGGCATAATTAACCATCCTTTCTTGTTAGCCGCAGGTGTCAGTCAGACATCCATTCAAGCTCTTTTTTGTTGATTTTTTTCATATCAACGCAACCACTATAAATTCCAAGCATTGTGAAATAGTAATGGTCACGCTTTTGCATACGCATAATACTGTCCATAAACACTCCGATAGGTGCATCCCAAACAGTATCCCATCGAAATTGAGATCCAGGCAGGTTTATTGCCGAAGAAACAAGTGGTTTCAGCATGGACTTGAACGGCTTGTTTGCTGCGTCCTCGCGATCATCCCGATCCGCCTCGATCATAATATCTCTGGTATAATCGTCATACGGCTTCACTTCATTCTTTTTGAACTGATGGATATGCCGTAGATAATCAGTTAGCAACTTGTAAACCGCACGGTCGATTACCGCCCCATCCCGATTCACAAGAACAAAATCTTTGAGGTTCTTTGAGGGCATAGGTTGAAACGAAGCCACATCTAAATCCCCAAACAGTATCTTCGTGTCACGCAACTGGATAGCTCTAAACGTAGACACAAACAACTCATACTCGTCTATCCTATCCCAATAAGTATTCATAGCGTCCCATATCTCTACCTTACGGTCAGCGGGTGTTGCACAAATTGTCTGTGCAAGTCCAAAATACTGCTGCTCCCCATAATGGTAGATCTCCCTCAATGTTGGGTTCCTCACTCCAATTTTTGGTGTAATTTTGTACGCTTCGCCTGTCAGCGCAGTTAGACTATCAATCATAACAGTTCTGCGCTCCTATTCCTCTCGTGAGTGATATATGGGATTTGCCACCCAGAATATCCTTCGTTAAACTGAACCTCATCTGCTGTGCTCAGAACAATTCCTCCCAGCCCAAACAAAGGTTCCTCTCCGTTATTCAGAATACAATCAACCTCATCTGCCAGCAGATCCGCTCTGGAACCCTGCAGCAAGTCAATTTGGTGTTCGTTACAGATGATATAGACGGTGATCCCCGTCTCCTTCACCACATTCGAGTCGGTATATACCACACGGCTACGCATCGTAATGAAGTTTTTATCTACTGTTTGTGTATCTGGGACATAAAAGTGAGTTTTGATAAGAGACGCCGCAGGACTTTTGCTTCCCGTTCTGATATTCTCAAACTCCACTACATTATTGCCCACATTACAAAGCAGGTTTACCACTGCCTGATTTTGTAGCAGCTTACGCTTCAAAAGGATTTTTTGCTGAATCATCGCGTCAAAATGCGGCACTCTCTTCACCTCCCTACCAATTCACGATTTGAATAGTAATGACAGCCTCACACGCGAGTTCGTCATTGATCGCTTTGATTTCAATTTGCTTTCCAACATAAGATGGATCGCTCTTTGCCTGTAATGTAATTACACCATCTTCCTCTGCGATAATACTGACTGCACCGCCAAAGTCGCATTCTAAGTGGTATTGAGGTGGATCAATAGGATCTCCATCAGCCGTCAAACAACGAACCTGTACTTGCTTTGTTTCGCCACTTGCCAATCTGAAGTCTCCGTCCAAATCAGTCAATATGAGAGAAGCCGTTGACCCTGGTACTTCCTCTACACCACCAGAGGTAGCAGCATGATAATCTGCAATCATCAGTTCAACACTGTCTGTTGCGGTATTCAGCTGGTCTTGCAGCACTGACCATTGAATTAACCCATCCTCCTCACGCTCACTGCCTACCGCATAAGAAACAGGATCTACCCTTGTAATACGATAGACACTTGGCTTGTCACGTCTTTTATCCATGATAAAGCGGAAATTGTCATCCAGCAAAATCGTCTCTTGGTTAAATGGGAGATAAATTAAATGCTGATCTTCTCCAACATTCATGTGGGTCTTTTCCAACTCACCTGTACCGTACTGTGTACTATTGGTGCTAAATACTGGATAGTCTACAATCTCACCAGTCAGCGGGGAAACAAATCGAATGGAATGTTTGCATTTCCACAATACCGCTTTTTCGTAAATACGGTTGTTGTCTGGCAACGCACTGACCAGCCAGAATGCTCCATCGTATTTCACATACTGCCCGCACTTCAAAATTCCAATATTACAGAGAATTTGTCGTACTGTCGTGCTGTTGTAAACATCGCTGGTCTTATTTTGAACGATTGCTCTTACCTGTTGTGGCTGGGCATATACAGCCTTATCATAGATCAACACATCGGCCCCGATAAAAGAGTCAAGCACCTCCTGAAAGCCATCCTGACCATATGCCCAAAACTCATCATCCTCAAAACCGCTGTTGAAAAGGGGGCGTGTCATCCGATACCAGCTCTTGGATTCCTCTGACATATTACCACCCCTTATCCATACGTATGATCTTTCTGCCGATGGAGCAGTCTTTCAACCAAAGCAATCTGATCGTCAAGCTCCTGCTTGGTCACACGCTTTGTAGCATCCTGCCCTGTCAGCTGTACATCTTTACCGTAAATACCATTCAAGGCCATGACACGGCTCAATTCCCTTTGCAGATAAGACACATACATCATCTGCGCCAGCGTCCGGCAAACGGTTCTATCCAGTTTGCCGGCAAACTTTTGTGTTTTCTCGTTATACCGCAAGTCGCAGCTTAAATTCAACTCATAATCTGCAACCGCTGTGGCAAGCCATTCTGCCTCTAATCCTTCTGGGATTTCAAATTTCGTCAAAGGCATGGAATGGAAGGTTTTCTCAATATCCGCAAAGGTTGTTCTCTTAGCGTTAGGCATATTCCATACCCTCTCCTCTCTCAGACCTAAACGGCGGCAGTTTCAGCCAGAGCACGTAGGGCATCCACCTTCCACGCCTCAACATCATCTGACCCGGCCTGCTGTGCCAACTCTACCAGCATCTTCTTCTCAGCATCGGTTGTTACCATTGCTTTAAGCTGCTCGTTGAACTTGGCCTTAGTACGGATATTCAGCAATGCCTTGACAGCATCCAGGTTCAGCAGAGCAGGAGCGTCTGTCTCCACACTTTCCAGGCCGAAAAGCTGCTTACGTTGCTCATCATTGACAATCTGAATACGAGCATGGTTGCCCATACCGTCTGTGCCAGTGAACATCCTATTCCCAGTTTGAATCTGTGCCTGAACCTCCTCGAATGACAGCAGAGGCCAGTTCTTCGCGTTCGCGGGGATCTCAACATCACCCTGCCCAGCTTTACGCCAGAAAGAGAGAGGCCAAGCGCACAGATTATTTACCAGGACATTGTTATTTGTTGCCATAACGATTCTCCTTGTTATTGAAAATTAGGGAGGGTTTTACCCCTCCCTTTTTAGTATTCTTTGATTTAGTTCGTCGCTTAGACGGTGGGTGCCTCAAAGTTGGTGTCGGAAATCAGACCGATCTGATCCTCCATACCCTCCGCAACACCAGCGCCCAGTTCCATGTCGAAGCGGGTCAGATGCTGCCGAGTCACGATGTCGTCACCAGTCATAGTGGTCAGACCACCACGCAGGAAGACCTGCAGCGGGGACACAGCGCCACGGGGCAGGAAGAACAGCAGACCTTTGGGCATATACAGATCGTAGTCGGTGCCCGCAGCATTCAGCTTCGTCCAGTTAATTGCGTTGGGCAGCTCGGTCACGATTGCGCCGTTGTACAAATTGACAAGTCCAGTCTTACGAATCTCCTCAGCGACAATAGTGTTTGCGTACCGCGTCTCGTCAGCTGCCAGAGACTTGAACCCAGCAAAATCGTTAAACTGGCTAACCACAGAGTAGTCACCAGCGATGTTGACCTTGCCGTACCGACGCATGGACTTCAGCATATTGTCAACGCCGGTCTTGGTAATACCGGTGGACTCAGCAAAGTGCTTCACGCCCTTAGCGTTCTTCAGCGCATTGTACAGAACAGTCATCACATAATAGACAGCCTTATTCTGCATATCAGTCTGCACCTGGTTCATACCCTCGGCAATATTGCCGTCGAAATTGCCGCTCTGAAGCTCACGGTAATCAACAGCAAAGCCACCAGAAATAGTCTGGGTGCCGATAGGATACTCACGCCATTTGTAGGCCGCAAACGGCACATCGGCACTGGAAGCCTGGAACCGAGAATCAATGCTCTCATAGTTGTAGGTCTTCATCATTGGAGCCTCGTGATATCCGATCCGACGATAAGTACCCATAAAGTCAAACAGGCGAACGGCCTCCAAAAGTTTTGGCTCGATTGCAAAGCGGATAATGGTATTGATCTCGCTCTGTGCGGCATGGTCGCCAGCCAAAGCCTTAGAAGACAGCTCTTTCAGAGTTGCCACGGACTTGTCCAAAACCTTGGCATCCACATTGGGTTTCTTACCCGCTGCGAGAGCAGAAAACACCTCGACAACGGGAGAGTTCTGCTTGACACGTCCAGTATCAATGTCGGCCTGAGCATTGGACATATTGATTTCGTAAATCGTGCTCATTATATTCTCCCTCCTTCATTACTGCACACGGATAACGGCCAGCAGGCCAAGACCCATATATGCAGTCTTCTCAATAACCTCAAAGTACACCTTGTAACCAGTTGCATCAGCGGTCTTAGTGATTAGACCATCAGTGCCAAACACCAGCTTGTCACCAGCGGCCAGACCATCATAGTCGCCGTCCTTGATCTCGTACTTCGCAAACTCAATCTCCAGATTTGCAACACTGGTCAGATCGTCAGCACGGACATACTCGCCCTTCAAAACATCCAGTGTTTCACTGAAATTGTGCATCTCAGGCTTATCGTTGATATTGGTAACGATGCGGTGGCAAGCCTTAGCCTCTGCATCATCAGCGGGCAAGCTGGCTGTCTTTGCGACACGATCCAGAATGACACCCATACCGACCTTCAGATCGGTGGTCGCCTTGCAGTATCCAACATTCTGAACACCCTTGGCGAAAGCTCCAATCGTCTTGTATTTCATTGTTACATACCTTCCTTTCTTAGAATACGTTTACTTCGCCATCATCATTTTCCTGTTTTGGACTATCTGTGATAGCGAAAACGTCAATCTCATTTGTGGCGTTCGTCTCAGAGATGTGGTTCTCACGAGACACACGCACCATTTCGGTACAGATTTTTCCGACAATCGTGTTAATCTCTACACTTCCAGGATTGGCATTGAATGCGTCGATCTCTTCCTTGGCGATCGCACGCTGCTCCTCAGTATAAGGAGCCAGGGCAGCATTCAACTCGGCAATGGCACTCTCATTTTCCAGAGCGGCAATTTTACTGTTGGCTTCGGCCAGACCAGCCTCAGCAGCTTCTTTGGCAGCATTAGCTTCTGTCAGACCAGCCTCAGCAGCTGCCTGAGCCGCATTTGCCTTTTCAAAATCAGCTCTCAGCTGGGCAATCTCAGCTTCCTTGCCCTTGATGTCCGCCTGGAGCTTGGCGATTTCAGCATCCTTCGCCTCAACCTTTGCCCAATATTCATCCCATTTGGAATTGGACTCAGAAACAGCGCCAGAGACGACCGCCATCAATTCGTTCTTCAGCTTCTCATCCATTTCGATTTCCTCCTTTTTTTGCTTTTTATTATTTAACTCCATCACGATAGCGGCCTCATCAGCCGGTTTGATACTCAAAATCGCATAACCGCTATAATCATAGATTTGCGGCACGCGTCCTTGATCTTTCCAACCGCCGGAGTAAATAATGTGTCCGTCATGCTCGGCCTTTCCCACAATTTCCACAGATCCTTTAATTGTAGACTCTTCCATGTGTTCTCTCAGCCAAGCCACAAATTTTGGATAGCGCATTTCGTCCAAAGTACCTTCAGCAACTAATACACGCTTCGTCACTCCGTCGATTTCCACACTATCTACATATGCCTTATCAAAATGCCCAACCATTGTTGCGTCTTCAAACAATGGAAGATTATCCCGTGTCCGAACCTCAGTCATTCCATGCCCATACGGAATATCCCGATCTCCAGTTAAAAATTCAGCAACGATAGACATTCCGATTACTGAATGAAGATTCTCTTCCACATATGGTTCCAACCACGAGATCCCGTTCTCTTGCCATTGACTATCATCGGTGAAAATCTCGTGCAAGATCACTTTGATTGGACGCCTACCTGCAATGTTACATTTGCTGGAAACTTCATATCTTGGGGTAAAAACTCTCTCACCGTACATTTTCTTTCACCTCCTACGTATCTGAAGGAGACGGACTTGCGTTACCGTTATTGGCATTTGTTGACTCTGTGGCAGGGTTTACAGAAAGATCTCCTGTACTCTTGTCAACATCACCATCTGGAGCATCTTTGCCCGTAACAGTGAACGAGGTCTTATGCACTGGATAACGATTTTCAAAATCCTCTTCCAACTCATAATCCATCAAGGAAAGATAATCGTCGGCGTTGATTCCAGTTGAAGCAATCCAAGCAAGCAAACTACCCTTACCACGCGCATAGAGGTCTGAGAAAAATTTGACCTGTTTTTCCCTATTGACAAACGTAATGGGGAGAACACGAAACTCAATTCGATAACTGCCATCCCGAATTACGTTATAGTTCAAACACTTATTCAATTCCTCAACAATCGCCTCAATCCATGTAAACACATTGTTCGCAACAATCTCCATGTTTAATGTCGCTGTAGCATAGTTGCCAGTAGAACTTCCACTCAAAGCAGCAGAAGATATTCCCAGATCTTCGTTTACATCTTCCTTGATAGCGTTCTCGTTTTCCTCATCAAGCAAAGAAATATCAACTGGTAAGCTATCCATTTTTGTACCAGCGGCCAAAGAGAAAAATGCAATACCAGCAGAATTGGTGCGTTGAGTCAAAGCCTGTTTCACAGTATTATGCTGATTTTCCTGCTGTTTCTGAGACAACGCAGATGTCCCCTTGTCCTTGCCCTCTGGGAACGTCTCATAGTAAATTTGGTTGTTTACCTTATCAAGCACACGGCGTTTCGTATTGACAAAATACTTCGCATAATCAATATCATCCAAAGCGGCCACGGCAAAAGGGACGCCATATGGATCGTTTTGACCACTTTTAATTTTTGTTACTATGGTTTTTTTCCAGTCCAAACGTAACCATGTTGCTCCACTTTCAAAAGCACCATTGTGATACTTCACCCAACCATCTTGAATTTGGCGTGGAAACCCACTCAATTTGCGTTTGCGTTCATTCTCTGTCATACCATCAAAATACCGTAGGTCAAATGCTACCTCGTAGCAGTTGTTCCTACGGCCAATAATCCTCACATATTCGATTGGAAGAGAAATGACAACTGTGTTAATACCGGCTGAGTTAATATCGGTAATCCCTTGAATATCCAAATCAGTCAATGCTATGCGACGGTCAACAGGAACAGTTCTTGTCTCCATGTAGCCAACGTACATACCTTCGTTAGCATTATGAAAAATAGCGTCTCGGATTACCTCTTTGTATCGCATAGACCGAAGAACACTATTCATACGATCAGAACTGGTACGATACCCCTTACGCTGCACACCTGATTTCTTTGGCCTTGCAGTTACAATATAGTCCAGTGAGTGAAGACTTGTCAGAGTGTCGATTGCTGTTCCAACTGTACCATTGGAGTAATATGCCCAACGTGCCCAACGGCGTAGCTCAGTAATATATCGCATCGGCTCTTGTGCCATTCTAACTACTTGTTCTGTAGAATATGGCGCTTGCCCCTTGCTGGTTTGCGAAACAATATTCATATATACACCAAGCTGAGTATTGAACTCATGCAAAACCGCGTCCATCGCTGGTGCAACTGCGTTCTGCTCTGATACCATTTGCTGTGATTCACTTGATTGGATAATTCGATTCCACCATGCACGGATTTTTGATTCACCTGCCATAAGCCCTCACCTCCTTAGTTGAACAATGTTACATATTCATATTCTGAACTATCCGAAAACAGATCCTGCTCCAAAAGTTCAATAAAATAGTTGCCATAAGAGACAGACGTATATCGGTCTTTACGTGCTCCAGACTTTTCTTCAATCTTAATAAGCCCCGTTTGATTTTGCACAGTATACTCCAAACTAATCATCTCATTGATTAGAGCAACAGTCTCCAAAAATGGACGTTCGTAGAAAAGCTGTGTCTCCACATCTGCGGTCGCATAATCTGGCACAAACCGTTGCAGTTCCTCAACGCCCTCTTGGTTTGGCACCATCAACTCAATCATTTTGCTGTTCAGAGTATTCTTCATGCACACCGCAATCCTGCTGTTGGTTTCCAACTGTGCTTTGATTGAAAAAACAACCTCTTTTTGCCCAGCAATTACAATACGAGACTTCAAATTGTCATCATTCATACACGTCCACGGCTCATATTCAACATTGCGCTCAACATCATAGAGCACCTTCGCCAATGCGTCATAAATAGCAATACCTGCGTTCCGTGTATCCAGAACACAGTAATCAGCATCGAAGTCTGTGAAAAGCTGTTTAATCCGAATTGCCTGCTTGGTTGTCTCAAACTCTGTCTGAGGCTCCATATACAGCACTTGCCGGCGATAACCTTGCTTCACCTCAACATGATCACCATTGACATCAGAAGTTTTGTATTCCATACTCTCAGGAAGTGCGCGGATACAGCAAAAAATTGAGTTATCATTGCTATCTCCACCCTCTGTCGCAATATCGCAGGCAACAATACGAATTTCTCCTTGCTGTCTTGGAATTGCGAATGGGTTCTTTACTCTCGTAAGAACGTCCTCATTTTTCCTCGGATAAAATGGTCGTTTCAAGCAACGGTTCTTGTTAAGCATTTCATATGTGAAATAAGCATGGGCGTTTTCTGCAATCATTTGGTTTTCATACTCGATTGCCCAGGCAACACTGTCGAGCTTATTCCGCTCTTTAATAAGGAACGCTCTCGGCTTGATTGCGTGTTTCAAAGAAATGCTGTAATCCATTCCGATAATGATAGCAGAATCTTTTTCCAGCATATCCTTAACTATAATCTTCATCAAATCCCACATCCAATGGTTTTTATACCATGCAGAACTGATATAGACCTCTTTCGGCTCCTCGATCAAAGAACTGTATTCCTCATACTTCAAAATACATGGAACCTGCCGCACATATAGAAAAGGAGAGAGAACGGTATCAATTATGTTTTTCAGAATCATACGGAACTCTTCATAAATCATTACAGTCGCACGGTGTCCACGAGCATTGTCATTGGCCGGCACCACAATAATAGAGCTTCCATTATGGAAGAAAACCTCAATTTCATTCTGATTATCACGGATGCGCTCAATCTCCGCCTGCAACAACGGAGATCGAGGTAGAATTTCCTTCTGGATTTTCTCAGACACAATCAGCTTTGCCTGTCCCTTCGTGGCTGAAGCTACGACGATTTTCGCACCTGGTCGCAAAATTGCTTCCTTACAAGCATAAATCGCAATGATAAAGGATTTTGCGGCACTCCGCGCTGCAACCAGACAAATACTTGGAAAGATATCCATTAGAAACAAGATAATGTGTTGATAAAGGTGAAGAGTAATCCCAAAATAATACTGTACGAAACGGCTTGGGTTTCTTCTCCAAAAGGTAATCCAATCCATTAGTTTCTGTACTCTATGGGGATCTCCCAGATAGTTTGAGGATGAAAAATGCTCATGTACATGACGCTGCCGTTCATCCATAACTTTTTCGTAATTCATGCTCACTCCTCCGATCCAGACAGGTTAAACTCCTTATCCATTTCTTTGGAGCCAGTTAAAAGGTTGTTGAGTGGCCGTAACATGAACCTTTGAATGTACTCTTTTAGATGGTCATAATCAGCATAAATCGCCTTATCCTTATAGAAGTCAGCCGGACAATGTTCCTCAATATCCCGAATCATCACACCCAAAGGACTGAGCTGCATTTCTGCTTCTGCTTTCTTCTTACGATCTTCAATCTCCGTTGTGGCCGCTTCGATAAACGCCTTGTAGGAATTTGCAAGAGCACCAACACCTGCCGCACTATTTTTCACACTGTTTTGTAAATTCAGCTTCAAATAGCAGATGGAAACATAAAGCTCATCCTGTCGTTTATCCACAGGCGCACCACAGCGATCTACCCAGCTGTCATATTCTCCTTGCAGGGTATCATAATCACCATCAGAGAATCCCAATCCAAATCTGCGGATCACCTCGATATTAGTTGTAATATCGTCATTGTCCTCCGCCTCTTGTACAGTCGCAGCATTTTCAACCTCAGCCTCAAAGCGCCTGATTAGCGTATCGGAATATGTGGACTCTTTGCTGCTCTGCTTAATATTCAGCTTAGAGATATATCCACTCATGCGATTGCGATTGGCACTGATTTTTCGTGAAGCGGCCCATGCTGTTTCGTCCACACATAGATCAATAATCTGACACACGCGCTCCATTGCAGAATCCTCATCCTTATCAAAGAACGGGATATTCTCTTCAAACATTTCTGCCACGCATTTACGACAGTAAACTACATAACCGTTGTTCCCCTTAAACAGTGGGGACTTAGAAGGAGAAAAATTCCCCTCTTGCTTTGTGTACTCATGGCCGCAGCGTGGACAGCGATATACCCTATCCTCAACAACACGCGGCTCGGCCTCGCTCGGTTTTGCATCCTTATTCACTTTCAAAGGAGCAGGTTTCTTTAGCTGTTTCTTTGCCGCCATACTGCGACCTCCCTTCTTAATATGACAAAACCTCGGAAATCCGAAGATTCCGAGGTTTTTTAGTCGTTATAGTATTTTGCTGGTGCGCCTAAAGGGACTCGAACCCCCGGCCAACTGGTTAAAAGCCAGCTGCTCTACCAACTGAGCTACAGGCGCATATATAAGGGTGGGTAGGGTCTGTGTGGCCGTATCCCACTGGCCTACCCTCACTGATACGGGTGCAAAACATACTTTTTCAGGCTCTCGAAGTCCCGTTGGGGTATGTTAGCCCGCCGCGCTCCTGATCGGCTATGCCGCTTTGCTTACAGCGTTTAGGTTATCTATCGCGTTTTGCCTGCGCCGGAATTTCACCGGAGGGAGCGACCCTTATACTACCCGCACTCGGTCAACTTTTATTTTACCGACGTGTCAGAACCGTCACACGTCATCCAGGGTAGAGGTGTGCCTTTTCAGGCTGGTGGGTTGAGAAGGTAACGATCCTTCATCCTACGGTTTTTCAGACCGTCGCTCAGACCTCATAAGCCATCAACCCATATATGCGCATTTTTGTTTAACGGTAATCACAGGTCAGCGCATAAGACCACCGCCCGTTTCGTAGGGGTAACGCCTTTTCGTACCGTTTATCATAGGGTCGTTAGAAAATGGTAAATATCAACACATCCCGTTGGCGACGGAGGTGGGATTTGAACCCACGGACGGCTCATCACCGCCTCCAGTTTTCAGGACTGGTGCCATCAACCACTCGGCCACTCCGCCATTTGAACCCGACCTTGTTTTAGTTGCATATCGGGTAGCAACAAACACTTGTGGTAGGGGAGGTGGGAATCGAACCCACTCAGCCCGAAAGCAACGGATTTACAGTCCGCCCCAGCTCTCCAACTCTGGCGCTCCCCTATATAAATTGCATAAGTGACTCCACTCCCAGCCTCACCACACACCTTTACGCTGTGCCATATTTCAGCCTTTCTATCGGGGAGCAGGGGGATTAGTGTTTCCCATCTGAGTCTACCAAGGTATTTCGATGTACATGACATCCGTTGCACATATCCACGCTTCCGCAGTTACGTGGCTGTTGCCATCTGTGTGCGGCTATGGCCTGTGCGCAGCTTCCGCAACGCCCTCGATAGTACAACGCTACCTAACCGCTCTTTCTTTTATGCCCAGTCACTCCCTCACAGGAGGCCACCTTGGATTACGACCGCCACTCACAGCCGTGATATGTTATCTCAATCGGGCAAATATGGAGCTGGTGCAGGGACTCGAACCCAGAACCCACCGCTTACAAAACGGTTGCTCTACCATTAGAGCTACACCAGCAAATGGAGCTGACGCAGAGACTCGAACTCTGAACCCGCTACTTACGAAACAACTGCTCTACCATTGGAGCTACGTCAGCATGGCAGGGGCCGAAAGATTTGAACTCTCACCAAAAGTTTTGGAGACTTTCATGCTACCGTTACACCAGACCCCTATATGGCGACCTCGGCGGGTTTCGATCCCGCTACCTCCAGCGTGACAGGCTGGCGCTCTTCCGATTGAGCTACGAGGCCATTTTACTTATCCCAAGGTATTTTATCATCTAAATCCAGGGGAGACTTCGCTGTACTAATTTGTTCATATCCGTCTTCAACCTTGCGCCATAAAGTAAACCGCATCCTTTCCAGACATTGAGTTATGAAATATTCCTGTCCGGTTGTCGTAATACAATGAACACCAGTCCCATTCTCAGAAGAAGGAAATTTTCTCACGATTTTCGGTTTATTATCAGCAGATCCTCTTGCCATAGCTACTCCTCTTTTTGGTGATGCCGGAGAGATTTGAACTCTCAAACTCCGCCTTGAGAGGGCGGCGACTCTACCAATTCGTCCACGGCACCAAGTATGGTACTCCCAGCGAGGCTCGAACTCGCATTACCGGCTTGAAAGGCCAGCCTCCTATTCCAGTTAGAGGATGGGAGCATATATTAAGATGTGGGCGAGGATTTGCACCTCACATAACCCAGCCAGAGCTGGAGTCCTCCGGTTGTATCGTCTTTGTCAAACGCCGCACAGCTCTCCACCACTGTCTTACGACTCCATAGCGTCTACCTATTCCGCTACCGCATAAAAGGTCTGTTTATTTATAAGGCATCCAACTCGGCTTGGAGCAAGGCCAGCTCATTCTTGATAGCAAATGATGCCAACGGAGAGCCGCTCAGAAGCAGACACTTCGTTGTTACACCACCCGTGCGAGGTTCTGATTGTAACTTGAGCATTCTGCTGTTTCGGTGCAACAAAGAAACTGAGCTTGCCCCAACACTGCTGAGTATCTTTCAGGAACTTGCTGAGCACATCAATTTGCTCGTTAATAAGGTTGGCTTGTTTCAAGTCTTCTTTGGTCACTTCTCCACCCTCCTTACTTAATCATTTCGGCCAGTTCCTCGGATGAGATATCGAGGAGTTCAGCGCCGATTGCAAGGAGGAGCGACACTGTTGCCTCGTCGCCCTCGTTGACGAGAATGAACGATTGGATTGCGTTTACAACATCCTCCGGGAAAAGAACCGTGTTCATGTGACGCACCTCATTTCTTGAATTTGCTATGAAAGGACTGTTTTATTTGGTTTACCACGGCCAAACTGTGATACAATAGAACAACGCACCTCCAAGGAAGAACCAATCCAGCCGGTCGAGAAACCTTTTATAGCTTGAATCATAATCTTCCTTTGCCCAGGATTGAAGCGCCAAATGCAACAGTGAAACAGCCGCAGCGGCGAGGCAATAAATGATAAACAATGTTTTGCTGCTCATTACCTTCACCTCAATCTAAAATTATTTGTTGCATAAGAAAAGCGCCGCATCAGCGGCGCCCTTCCAAAACTATGTAGCCAGGGACGAACAAATCTATTGTGGAAAACACCTTATTGCGCTGGATATCATCGGCTGGGATAAAAGAAATCTCCGTACTAACACAATAAAAGTCTGCATCGTCATTTTCATGGTCAAGTCGCATCGAATGAATATCCAACCCCTGCGGAGCTACAACTTTTACCGCATCAATAAGGTTCATGACACCTTTGTCTGGCACATCATCAACCTTGTTTCTTTTACGAATAAATCGTACAGTAACTTTACTCTGCATTTATAACACCAACCTTGTATCAGTGGCTCTAAATAACGTCCTCAATTTCAGACTCACAAACAAACGTGCGCCGAAAACCCATGTCAACAAGGTAAAGGTTTTCATTTATCTTGACAGGCTCTGTGGAGGCAGGAGCGCTATCCACAATTTTGCCAAACTGGCTGAACTTAAACTCATCCGTTCCATTCTTGGCTATGCGAACAAACCTAACTTTCACACCATTTGGGAGCAGTTCTTTTCTTTTCATTGAATTTTGCCACTCCCTTCATCAAGGACCTAAACGAATTGTACCACATCTATTGTTGAGCTGCAATGTATCAAAGAGCTATTTGATTGAATATGTGGGGCAGCGGGAGCGACCCGCCAACCCCACACACCCTTTGCAAAGCC